CGCGTCACATTTTCGGGAATGGTAAATGTCGGCATATATTCCACATGATTTTGAGCGTTATATTGATTTCGTGACGGAACAAAACAGGCGGTAGGAACATCAACGGGAATAGGAATATCCCCCCTGATGTGGCTTGAAGTAATCTTCTATTAAACATTTTATCACTTCCTTAAAATTCAGAATAAATCATATAGCAAATACCAATGATAGCCCACGTTATCGCACCCATAAATATCGATTCCACGTCAACGCCTGCCTTTCTTTTGTCGCAGCGTTTTTCTCGCCATAACTGCCCATTCGTGTGATGACCAAACCAAACATGTCGGGCAAATATTTACATCAAGCCGCCCGTAAGTAAAGCTTTTGCAGGCGTCCGCTGAATATTCTTCATTGCATAGATTGCACTTAATTTTCCCGTTTCCCATTTCAAAACCTCTCTTAGTTTGTATGCTAAATTTGCTGGTATAAATGCGGTAAAATACGGTATTTTATCGCTAAATTATTTATGTAGTTTAAATGTCAAAAACAGCGTTTTTTGCTATCTCTTTTTTTGAGATATCAAATTTACCCATTTTTGATGTTTTGCTTTATTTAGGTGTGCCAGTATTACTATTGCCGCTTTCAACATTTCCGTGAACGTGGTCGGCAAAGCTAATACCTTTGATTGTCGCATTGTCGATAACATCAAGCCGCTGCTGCACGGTTGTGTTACCTGTAACGGTCAGATTGCCATTTATGGTAGTGTTACTGTTAATGGTCGTCTGACTGGTGTTAACTGTGACGTGCTGCGGGGCTGTGACGATAACATTGCCGTCAGGTAGAATCTGAATGTAGCAGGTCGGCTGCTGGTTTAAAAATCCACCAATAAAAAAGCCGTCTGAAATATCAAAGTTTCGGAAGCTTCCGGGCTGGACTGGTTCAGGTGTTCCGTTAACAACGTTGGATACGTCCCGCTGACAGAATACCGCAAGTCCAATATCACCCGGTACAGGGTCGCAAATTAATGCCGCTGCGCCGCCTTGTATTCTGCAATAGGGTAAATTATAAAGCGGGGCTGGATTTATGGCGTTGTTTTTGGCGTCTAGGGCAACTATTAAGGGCAGTACATCAACGCGCCCTGTGGGGCTTATTCCGTCGCTGTAAACAGCTTGGACTTTGCACGGTAACGCCGTATTTACCCTGCCATTCAAAAAGTTTTCGACAAAATACGCCATTTCGTTGCCCTGACTGTTACCAGTGAAAGGCGAACGAGTGCTTTCAACAGTTGGCGCCACTATTTGAGATTTTTTCAAAGTATCCATATCAGCTCTCCTGTACGTAAACGGCTTTGACTACGCTGTCCCACGCTCCCGCAGCTTGCGAATTAAAACATTCTAGGTTATGCGTCAAGCTCGTTACTTTCCATACGCCTGTAGCTCGCGGAACAACGCTTTCCAGCTTTACTAACCCGCCCAGTGTGATAGTAGGGTCAAATTCGCATTTAAACTCTATGCCGTCCTGCGTGAAAGACGGGTAGCCGATTAAACCAGTTCCTACCTTTATCAACACAGCATTACCGCTGCGCGCTCCGTTTTTCGGAGTTATCACGACTTTGCTATCGTCAATATACAAGTCAATACCTAGTTGCTTTGCCAGCTTGTGCATTTTTTCTATCGGGCTGCCTGTAAAGGTTGTGTTTCTGACGCTTGCTGAAACGCCCTCGTTGATAAAGGTGTATCCCGCTTCTGTCGCGAATTGCTCGAACAGTTTCGCAGCGTCGGTAGTGCCTTGTACAGCGATTGGCGGCGTTGCCAACAGCGCAGGATAAATACCCGCCGCTGCTTTGATATCAAAAGATATCTCCGGCGCACCGCTAAAGTTAGCGGCTGCCAGTGTAAACTCACCTTCAAAGACTGTCCCAACTATACCCGTATCGTCGCCAACTTCAAGGCGAATAAAGTTCTTTTCTGACTGCTGTGGATAAAATGCTAACGTGCTTGCCGTTTCCATGACACTTAAAGGTAAACCGTATATACTGGCGGTTAAAGTGTTCTTGTCCTCGCCGCCCGGCTTCGATATCGTCGCTTTAATGCGGTGATTTTCGATAATGATAGTATTGCTATTCGTATTCGGAAAAGTCCCGCTACGAAGCGTTATAGTCGCTCTAAGGGCTTTTATTGAAAAACTCATGCTACATCTCGCTTTCCTGCACGAAGCACAAGACAAAACGTGTTCCTAGCTCTTTATAGTCCGGCTGCGCTCCGTGTCCTTCTTTGTCCACAAATAGCAGATTTCCGCTGAAATTCAATTTAGGCTGCTGTAAGATCAACTCATTAGTTACACACAGCGCGCCTGTACATATCACTTCATCCTGTACGCTTAAATCACAATATAGGTTGTCATAACGCCAGTATAAGCGAATTTGGCAGATTTGACCGTCAAGCGTTACCGTGAATTGCTGATTAGGTATAGCGTTTAATGGTATCGTTTTATAAGTCATAATGTCCCCCTACAATCCCAAAACCTTTTTTATATCTACGCCAATCGGTGTATCCGGCGGCAGGATGAAAATACCATTGCGCTGTTCCGGCAGCAAAAGCTTAGCATCAATGCCCAGCTCTTCAGCGCTGCACAACATTCCAAAAGAATCAAGTCCGCGCATTTTTGCTTTTTTAAGCTTCATCCCACTGGGAAGCTGCGACCCAACAACTGCAACCGGTACGATATCGTCTTGATGGACATTTTGCGCACCAGTCAGAATCTGTACGATCTCACCGCTGCCGTAATCCATCATACAAATCCACAAATGATCAGAATTAGGATGCCGCTCAATCTGTGTTACTTTGCCGGTAACAACGCCTTCCAACCCCGCTCCCAGATAGTTCACACTTTCAACTTCCAAACCTACGCGTGTCAGTTTTTCAGCCAACTCTTCAGGAGTGACATTAATATCAACATATTTTTTTAACCAGTCAATAGATGCTAACATAATCTTCCTCCTTATTTGAACTGGCGGATAAACCGCAAATCATTTTCAAAGAATAAGCGCAGATCGTCAATGCCGTATTTAAGCATAGCGATGCGTTCAACACCCATTCCAAAAGCATAACCATTAATTTTATCCGGATCGTAACCGCTCATCCGCAGCACATTGGGATGAACCATACCTGAACCCAAAATCTCGAGCCAGCCTGAATTCTTGCAGACGCGGCAGCCTTTGCCGCCACAGATAACGCAGGAAATATCTACTTCGGCACTTGGTTCCGTAAAGGGGAAATAACTGGGACGCAAGCGTATCTCCACACTGCCGCCGAACATCTCTTTACAAAAGGTTTCCAGCGTACCCTTTAAATCAGCAAGGCTGATATTTTCACCAAGTACCAAACCTTCTACCTGATGAAACATCGGAGAATGAGTAGCATCATAATCGTTGCGGTAAACTGTTCCAGGGGCGATCATCCTGATCGGTGTGTCAGGCTCACAGGCCTGC